AGGTAAGCAGCATGTCTGCCTCGATTTCGCGCGGGCTCAGGGGGGCATTCGAAGGGGTGGTCTTCGACGGCATGAAGCTGTCGGACGCACTGCGCGGGGTCGCTCGCTCGATGTCCGAGGCGGCATACACTGCGGCGGTCCGGCCTGTGTTCAACCACTTCGGCGGGATCCTTGCAGGCGGTATCGAAGGCCTGGTCCAGGGAGCCATGGGGTTTTCCGATGGCGGGGCCTTTGCCCAGGGGCGGGTGATGCCCTTTGCCAAGGGCGGCGTGGTGACCGCGCCCACCACGTTTCCGATGCGTGGGGCGACCGGGCTGATGGGCGAGGCCGGGCCCGAGGCGATCCTGCCCCTGTCGCGCGGCGCGGACGGCTCCCTTGGGGTGCGCGCGCCCGGAGGGGGCGGGCGGCCCGTGTCGGTGGTCATGAACATCTCGACCCCGGACGTTCAGGGGTTCCAGCGGTCCCAGACGCAGATCGCGGCCGAGGTTGGCCGCGCGCTGTCCCGCGGCCAGCGCAACCGGTGAGGCAAGGCATGGCGTTTCATGAAGTGCGGTTCCCGGCGAACCTGAGTCTGGGGTCGGTTGGTGGTCCTGAGCGGCGCACCGAGATCGTGACGCTCGCCAACGGGTTCGAGGAGCGCAACACGCCCTGGGCCCAGTCGCGGCGGCGCTATGACGCGGGACTGGGGATGCGCTCGCTGGACGATCTGGAGACGCTGATCGCGTTCTTCGAGGCACGGCAGGGTCAGATGCATGCGTTCCGCTGGAAGGACTGGACCGACTACAAGTCCTGTCCTGCTTCGCGCGCGGTCGCGTCACTCGATCAGCCGATCGGGATGGGAGACGGGACGACACGGACGTTCCAGCTGGCGAAGACCTATCGGTCGGACGTGCAGACCTATGTGCGTCCGATCGTCAAGCCGGTCGGGGGGACGATCCGGGTCGCGGTCCAGGGGACACCGCTGATCGAGGCTGTGGGCTTCGCAGTCGACACCGCGACCGGGCTGGTCACGTTGACCGATGCGCCCGGCGTCGGCGTTCAGGTGACGGCCGGCTTCGAGTTCGATGTGCCCGTGCGGTTCGATACGGACCGGCTGTCCCTGTCGATGGCAAGCTTCCAGGCTGGCGACGTCCCGAGTGTTCCAGTCATCGAGGTGCGGACATGAGCGGCGACAGGCAGCGCCTGCGGGCGCACCTTGCAACGGGAGACACGTCGGTCTGCCGCTGCTGGCAGGTGGTTCGCGCGGATGGCGTGTCGCTCGGCTTCACGGACCATGACCGCGACCTGACCTTTGATGGTGTCGCGTTCCGGGCCGGGAGCGGACTGTCCGGGCGGGTCCTGCAAAAGGCGACAGGCCTGTCGGTCGACAACTCGGCTGCGATGGGCACGCTGTCCAGCCCCGGGATCCGCGCCGAAGATGTCGAGGCGGGGCGCTTCGATGGCGCCGAGGTCACGATCTGGAAGGTCAACTGGGCCGACCCCGAAGCACGCGAGGTCGAGTTCCGCGGAACGCTTGGCGAGATCACGCGATCCGGCATCGAGTTCGAGGCCGAGTTGCGTGGTCTGACCGAGGCGTTGAACCGGACCGACGGGCGGGTGTTCCAGCGGCAGTGCACCGCTTCGCTGGGAGACCGGAAGTGCGGGGTCGACATGAGTCGGCCCGAATACCGGTGGGAAACGGAGGTGCTGGCCTGGGGTCCAGCATCCGAGATGCTGCTGGCGGTTGCTCCGACCTATCCGGACCGATGGTTCGCCGGCGGGTCGGTCGAGGTGCAGTCGGGCGACGCTGCGGGCCTTGCCGCCAACATCAAGCAGGATGTCTCGAACGTCGAGGGACGCCGCATTGTCCTTTGGGAGGCGATCCGGGCGCGCATCCGCCCGGGTGACCTGGTGGCCGTGGTTGCAGGCTGTGACCGGGCGCCGGAGACGTGCCGGGCAAAGTTTTCCAATTTCATCAACTTCCGGGGCTTCCCTCATGTTCCGGGCGACGATTGGGTGATGAGCTATCCCGCACGTGCGCAGCGTCGGGACGGCGGGAGCCGGTCGTCATGAGTGTGGACCGGACGACAATCGTGTCCGCGACGCGCGAGTGGATCGGGACGCCCTATGTGCATCAGGCGTCACTGATGGGCGTCGGGTGCGACTGCCTTGGCCTGGTGCGTGGCGTGTTCCGGCAGCTCTACGGGCATGAACCGGAGGATGTGCCGCCCTACACGCCCGACTGGTCCGAGGCATCGGGTGACGAGCGGCTTTGGGCTGCGGCCCGGCGCCATCTGGCGGAAGTGCCTGTTGGCCGCGCGCAGGCCGGTGATGTCGCCTTGATGCGCATGCGTGCGGGCATGGTCGCGAAGCATCTCGGGATCATCGCGCAGGACGCGACAGGCCCGACCATCATCCACGCCTACTCTCGTCTCGGCGTGGTCGAAAGCCCTCTGACACAGCCTTGGTCGAGACTGATCGTGGCCGCGTTTGCATTTCCCGGGAGCACTGACTGATGGCCACGATCGTCCTGTCCGCAGCCGGTGCCGCGATCGGTTCGTCGCTTGGCGGCGGCATCCTCGGTCTGTCCTCGGCCGTGATCGGGCGGGCCGTCGGGGCCACCCTTGGGCGAGCAATCGACCAGCGTCTTCTTGGCGCGGGATCTGAGCCGGTCGAAACGGGCAAGGTCGACCGGTTCCGGGTCATGGGGGCAAGCGAAGGGCAGGCGGTGGCCCGGGTCTATGGTCGCGCACGTGTTGCGGGACACGTGATCTGGGCATCGAATTTCCTCGAGCGCGTGACGACCTCGGGTGGGTCGGGCAAGGGGGCGGCGCCATCGGCGCCGAAGGTGCGTACCTCGTCCTATTCGGTCAGCCTCGCGCTGGCGGTGTGCGAGGGCGAGATCTCGGGCATCGGACGGATCTGGGCCGATGGCATGGAGGTCGGGCACGATGCCATGAACATGCGGGTCTATCCGGGCGACGAGACGCAGCTTCCGGACCCGCTGATCGCCGCGACGGAAGGGACTGCACATGCGCCATCCTACCGTGGGACCGCGTATGTCGTGATCGAGGACCTTGAGCTTGGACCGTTCGGGAACCGTGTTCCCCAGTTCAGCTTCGAAGTCCATCGCCCGGAGGCGCCTTCGGCGGAGACCTCTGCGCTGGAGGTGTCCCGAGGCACCCGCGCAGTCGCCCTGATCCCGGGAACCGGGGAGTATGCGCTGGCAACGACCGCCGTCTATGCCGATGTCGGAAACGGCGGGCAGCGGGCGGCGAACGTGAACTCGCTGTGGGGCCGCACCGACATGCTGGCGTCCATGGCGGCACTGGAGCGCGAGCTTCCCGCCTGCGAGGCGGTTTCGCTGGTCGTGTCGTGGTTCGGTGATGACCTGCGTTGCGGCGTTTGCGAGATCCGGCCCAAGGTTGAACAGGACGGCCCCGAGTTTGCCTCGATGGAGTGGCGCGTCTCTGGTCTGACGCGGACCGAGGCGCGGGTCATTCCCCGGATCGAGGGACGTCCTGTCTATGGTGGAACCCCAACCGACCGGTCGGTGATCGAAGCCATCCAGGCGCTCCGGGCTAGTGGCAAGGCCGTCATGTTCTATCCGTTCGTCCTGATGGACCAACTGGCAGGGAACGGACGCTCTGATCCGTGGACCGGAGCACCCGATCAGCCGCCGCTGCCGTGGCGCGGTCGCATCACGACATCGGTCGGGCCGGGGCGTCCCGGGACCACCGACAAGACGCCGGCGGCCGCGGCCGAAGTGGCGGCGTTCTTCGGGGCGACGCAGGTCGGGGACCTGTCGTGGAACGGGTCGAGGATACTGGCAAGTGGATCGGCCGACTGGCGGTATCGGCGCTTCATCCTGCATTGTGCCTGGCTGTGTGCGGCCGCAGGGGGCGTCGATGCCTTCTGCATCGGGTCCGAGATGCGGGGTCTGACGCAGATCCGGAGTGCCGCCACAACCTATCCCGCAGTCGCCGCGTTCCGCACGCTTCTGGCCGATGTGCGTGCGATCCTCGGGTCCGGCACGAAGCTGTCCTATGCCGCCGACTGGTCCGAATACTTCGGGCATCGCCCCGAGGACGGGACTGGCGACGTGTTCTTCCACCTTGATCCGCTCTGGTCCGATGCGAACACCGATTTCGTCGGCATCGACAACTACATGCCGCTGTCGGATTGGCGCGACGGAGAGGATCACGCCGACGCCGGGTTCGGTTCGATCTACAGCCAGGACTATCTGCGGAACAACGTGGCTGGCGGCGAAGGCTACGACTGGTACTACCACGCACCGGAAGCCGCGGCGGTGCAGAACCGCACGCCGATCACGGACGGTGCGTATGGCGAGCCCTGGGTGTTCCGCTACAAGGATGTCCGGTCCTGGTGGTCGAACACGCACCATGACCGACCAAGCGGTGTCCGTACGTCGAACCCCACGTCGTGGGTGCCCGGATCGAAACCAGTCTGGTTCACCGAGTATGGCTGCCCGGCCGTCGACAAGGGGACAAACGAGCCCAACAAGTTCGTGGATCCGAAGTCGTCGGAGTCGTTCCTGCCCAAGTACTCGAACGGGCGCCGGGATGATCTGATCCAGCGCAGCTACCTCGAGGCGGTCCGGGCACACTGGTCCGATACGCAGAACAACCCGGTTTCGGCCTTGTATGGCGGCCCGATGGTGGACCTTTCGCGGGCCTTTGTCTGGGCCTTTGATGCTCGT